ATAAACGGGCTATTAAGAACGAATGCTCGGATTCCTTCTTCAATCTAGGAAAATTGAAGAAATATGAAACCTACCAGGGACCAAAGCAAAAGACAAATGGTTCAGGAATGGTATACAAGCGTCTTTCTTCGAGTGCTCTGGGTGACAACATGCTTAAGCTTCTTCCTATGCCTGGTCGTTTTATTTTTGATCTCTTCCACGAAGTTAAAAAAGGATACAAACTTGATAGTTACAAACTAAACAACGTATCTAAACTATACCTCGGTGATCAAAAGATTGATATGCCTCCTCGTGAGATGTTTGCTCGATTTGCAGAAGGAGATCCAGTCAAGCTTCGAGAAGTTGCTGAATATTGTATAAAGGATACACTTCTTCCTCATAGACTTACTAAGAAGCTTTGTATACTTCTAAATTTGTTGGAGATGGCTAAAGCCACGTGGGTACCAATATCATTCTTGGTTGAACGTGGGCAACAGATTAAGGTATTCAGTCAGCTTACAAAGAAAGCTCGTGAGCTTGGATTTATGGTTCCTACTATTCGTTACGGTGCTTTGCCTCCTGAACCCTATGAAGGTGCCACTGTTTTGGAAGCACAAGGTGGTGCATATTACACACCTATCACTGCACTTGATTTTGAAGCACTGTATCCTAGTATCATGATGGCACACAATTTATGCTACTCAACTTTTGTAATGGATGAAAAGAGGTATGGAAATATCGAAGGTATTACATACGAAAAGTTCGAACTAAACGGACGTACATACAAGTTTGCACAAGATGTACCTAGTCTTTTACCAGCAATTCTTTCAGAGCTTAAGGAATTCCGTAAACAGGCCAAGAGGGACATGGCTGCAGCCACGGGATTTATGAAGGAAATCTACAATGGTAAACAGTTGGCGTATAAAATCTCAATGAACTCGATATATGGTTTTACTGGTGCGGGTAAAGGTATTTTACCATGTGTACCAATCGCTTCCACAACCACATACAAGGGAAGAAGTATGATTGAAGAAACAAAGAATTACGTCGAGAAAAACTTCCCCGGTGCAAAGGTGCGTTATGGTGACACAGATTCTGTTATGGTAGAATTTGATGTAGGTGGAAGAACTGGTGTAGAAGCTATCGAGTATAGTTGGGAAATTGGTGAACGTGCAGCTGACGAGTGTAGTGCACTCTTCAAAAAACCAAATAACCTTGAGTTGGAAAAGGTGTATCACCCATACTTCCTTTACAGTAAGAAGCGATACGCGGCTAAATTGTGGACCAAGGGGAAAGATGGTAATATGAACATGGACTATATTGATATTAAGGGTCTCCAAGTTGTTCGTAGAGATAACACAAAATTTGTGAGAGAAGTTTGTAAGGATTTGCTCGATGTTGTAATGGAGAGTAGTGATCCGGAACCAGCTAAACAGTTAGCTCTCGAGAGGGCGATTAATCTTCTTGAAGGTGATGTATCCAATGAAAAACTTGTACTGTCTCAGCAGCTTGGTGATTCATACAAAAACAATAACCTATCTCATGTAAAAGTGAGAGATAAGATGCGAGAAAGAAAACCAGGGTCCGAGCCACAGAGTGGAGATCGGGTTCCTTATATTCTTGTAAAGACGGATAACCCACGAGCAAAAGCTTATGAGAAGGCTGAAGATCCAGTGTTTATTGAAGAGAATAATATTCCAATAGACTATCATCATTATTTTACTAACAAGTTCTTGAACCCAATTTGTGATTTGTTAGAACCACTGGTAAAAGACCCCAAGAATGAAATATTCGGAGAGTTGATCGCCCAGCATAAACCTCCACCTAAAAAGAGAGAACCAGCATTGAGTGGTATGAAGAAGGAGCAACTCATAGAAGAGTGTAAGAAACTAAACCTTGAGACAGATGGAAAGGTGGCAGATTTGCGTCAACGTATCAAGACCACGAGAGAAGATAAAGTATCAATTGATCATCTATTTAAAAACTACGACTGATAGGAGGGTAAGATGGACAGGTTACAGGCTCTCTTCGAAGAAGAAGTAAAAAAGAGACTATTACTGGAAACTAAGAAGATTAGAGAAGAATTTAATGAAAAACTGAAAAAGGTAAAAGAGGAATACAAAGACAACTTCTTATCTAATAAACAAGACGTTAAAGATGTCATCAAGAAAGTGAACGAGGAACATCGAGAAGAATTACAAAAACAAAGATCATCTCACAACGATGATGTGCGTCGTATAAAAGATGAACACAAGGTTGTAATCAAACAAATGCGTGAAGAGTTTATCGGGGCACAGAATCAAAATCAAGAAACGATAAGGAAATTGCATATTTCGTACAGTGACTATTTACGAGTGATAAGTATGAATTACCCTCATGTACCATATAAACTTCTTCTACGCGATGCTCCCAATGAAGAAGATAATACATGTAGGGGTTTGAAGAAAAATGGTACGAGATGCAATATGATTGGAAAATATAACGGATATTGTAAACACCATCTCAATCAGTTTAAAAAGAGGGACACTGTTGAAATGATTGATGACTCATCTTCGGTTCTGTCATTCGGTTCAGAAAATAAAGGGCTTATAGATTTCAATTCTATGTTATAGAAGGGATGAGTAAATCATATATTCTGCTATCTTCTGTAAATGAGTTCTATTCTGACGACAAGAATAAAACAATCCTAATGAGTATACTAGACAAAACCAGTGGTATTTCACTTAGAAATATCGAATGGTTTATAACCAATTATGCCAAGAAACACCAGACTTCTTACACGACTACCAATGGACGTCTCTTCACTGTACATTGTGCCTATAAGAGCAGTCTAGATGGTTACAGCAAGAAGTTATTTGACCCCTTTGCACGTTCAGAAAAGTTTACATATGCTATCCCTGGTACATCTCATGAAATCCAAACAACAATTGCTCAATTGAATTTCATCAAATGGTGTATAAAAAATCGTATTATCGATTACATCTCCAAACACAAAGATACACTTTTTAGTAAACGAGTGACATAAAACCCTTATCGAATTTAAAAGTTTGATACCCGGTATAGTATATGTAAAGGGTGTATACATCAGTGAGTCCTGGGTCCAATTTCAATTCTATCTTAGTTTTCTCAGATTGAATTTCACTGAAATCTAAACTACCCGAGGGATTTACATTAATAGGGTTAATCGAAAATGAATACGTATATATATTTCTCACAGGTCTTGATAATCTCTTTTGGTATGGAACCATGTATTTGTAGTACCCATCAGTCGTACTTGAAATATTTGGTAAATCAACACCTTGAATAAAAAATTTTGCTTTTTTCATGACAGGATTAAAAAAGCTGAATGCCTCGTCGAAATCGGGGTTCTTAGAGAAGTTAAACCTATTCTGGAGATAGTGATAATCGGAGAAGTTTGCATCAGGAACTCGAAACACACTTGTGTCAAGTGTTATACTATAAGATTGTGTAAATGTATCTTCTGTATCAGATACAAAATCTGAAATAGGATTTGTGGTTAATAATATAGGGGTTTTTTCATCGTTTTTAACAATATCAAATCCTGGAATGTTTGTGTAACGTTTACCAGAGATTACTCTAGAAGAATCGGTAGTATAGTATTCAAATGTAAACTTCTCTATGAACGAGTTAGCCGGTATCTTCACAGTAATTATCTCGGACCCATCTGCAGTACTTGGAGTTAAATTGGTCCATGGGACAATGTTATATTCGGTTGAAAATGGATCACCTACTGTATCTATTGTATTAGTTCCATTTAAGACGGGTGCCCCTGAAAAATTAACACGTGAAAACGTCGTTACACCTCGCTGGGTTAGGGCTGTAAAGAAAGATAAATTTTTAAGTGTAAACTGATTCACACCAGTGCCTGATGCAATGTCTCTGACGTAAATTTTATACGTATCGAATTCTACAGGTAATGCACTAACAGATGTGTCTTCAAAACGACTATTTCGTAAAAACCAATGAATAGATTTAACACGACTATTTGGAACAAGATTTGTCTGTACAGTATCCACACCTGGTAGAGTTTCGATAGTTGGATGTTTTTTAACCAAATCTGTAATCATCGTATATTCTTTATTTTTCAGATAAAGACGTTCAACTGGGTCAATAGTGAATTCTTCAGTTATAATTTTGAAGTTATCAAGTTGAATTGTATCAACCGAGTTTGTAAAAAAGTTTTGTGGGTGGAATTCAAATTCAAATTCTATTTTTTGTTTATGAACGGCGCATAGGGGGAAGAAAGGTCTATTTGGTTCATTCGATAGATATTCATCACTTGAATATTTACGTGAAAAGAAAAATGGTAAAGGAATTATAACTTCTGAATCTAATGACGCATAAGCACGTTGTGCAGATGAAGTATCGAAACCCAACATTCGATTAAGAATGAAACGATTGGCAACCTTCTCTGATACTTCTAAATATAACTCATCATGTATAACCATCCAGTCGTCAAAAATCTTTTCAACTTCTATTTCATCTACACGCATAGTGACGGACTTGATAAGATGACGACCAACTTGATCCGAATAATTTTTATCATTAGTTAGACCTGGAAGATTAATCATAATGTACATATTACTAAGGAGGTCACCCATATTCTGTGGATTGAAGGTTACTTTGATGCGTTCATTGAATGGCCATGTTGGGGAAGTTGGTGATTTGTTGACAACTGTAGTTCTATGAAACTTTGTAAAATGAGAATGTGTCTTAGGGTTGTAATTAAAAATGGATTGATCTAGATTTTCACTATGTATGTATGACTCTTGTTTGCCAATGGCATGCAGAGACACGGCGGCTCCACTTGAAGTGGGCATCTTAATACATGTCTATATATTTTTAATGTCGGTTATCCACATGTCAATGTGGTCCGTCCTTTTCAATTTTTCTAGTTCCTGTCTGGCCTGTAAAGCTTCTTTGTGGAGAGCTTCCACTCGTTCTTCTGTGTAATCAATAGTCTTGATGTGCAAAAGATAATCGTAAGATCCATCAAGTTGGCGGAAAGTTTCACTCAATTCCTTCTCAAGATCCTGCTTCTTCCGTTTGAATACTATGAGTTCACCATTTACAACTTCTTTGACAAACCGTGCACGTTCGCTGCATACATCAGATCGTAGCTGGGTTTCCCATATGAGGCGATCTTTCCTCTTTTTATAGTATTCCGTTCTAAGTCCAATGAAGTCTGATAGAATATCTTCTGCAGAATTATACTTACAAATACCCTTGGATGGGTGAAAGAGATGCATGTTTGTAGTGCGAATGGTCTTTTGAAGTTTGAGATCCTTAACGGCATCTTTGCCATTATAATCTTGTATGAGGAAATCTACATTCTCAGTTGTACTGTTATTTGTGAAACCACTTATGATTTTCTTTTCAACGAGGGTATCAAGGTGTTCTTTGTAATCTTGGGTCCAACGCCCCG